GAATATCCGATCACACTGCCTGCGTTCAGCGTCACGGCGGCGATCCTACGTCCGTTGTTGGCGGCTATGATCATACCCGGACTGAACGCTTGACCCGAAGGAAATAAGCCGATGCCACCACCACTCACCGCAGTCATCATATTCGTGCCGTTGCTATCCGTAAGCGTCGTAAACTTCGCCTCCTGATTGACGACCAGCACGTCATAGGTGCGACCTGTCACCGATGAAACCGCGCCTGCGCCAACTGCCAGCACTTCGGCTGCCATTCCGCGCCCAAGCAGCGCATCCATTTGTTGTCCTACGTTCATTGTCTTTTTCTTTAGTTGTAAATATCATTTAACCCAATTCTATGCAATTCTATAATCGTGATTTTAACGCGTCGGTATTTGGCAGACGTTGCGGCTGAATGGCAACTCAAACACGACCGTGGCCTGCCACCCAGCGACCTTGTCATCGCGTGCCTCCACGAAGCGCGTAGCACTCACCGCGCCGGTGATTGTGTAGTCGCGGTCAGGATCATCGGTGAACTCCGCGACGAAGTCTTGCATGATACGCAGGGTGTCGCTTAACACCTCATCCTCGTTGTCAGTCCACCGGTACCGCACGTCACCGCTTATGGTCGCATCGAGGCCACGCAAGTCTGCAACGCGATCCATAACAAGGACGCTGACGCTTAGATTGGTTGCACCGATAGGCATTGACGCACTCTGCGCATCGACGAACAAGAGCGGGTAGATAACCCTATCCCTGTCTGCCGTCCGTAGGTTTATCGTGTTGTCCGTGCCTATCGCCAGCGGATCGCCGAACCCCACCGCGTTGATCTGCAGGTGCGACTGTGCGAAGGCTATCAGGTCGTTTTTGATTGTCACCCAACTGCTCATAGAATTGCTTTAATTTGTTTACGTTCTTGCTGTGCGCCATCAAAAGTAGTTGCGTCGGTTTTCCGGGTAGTCCAGCGGATCGCGATATCTGCCCCTGCGACCAAGCACCATCCCTGTCTGATATGCGCTGTTGGCCGGGTAGATCGTGTCAATAGCAACTGGCGGATTGTCGAACAGCGGAAATAGCGTGTGGTTCTCCTGAAGGTAGCGCGTGATGCGCTCGGTGTACCACTCCGCATCGTCGCGGCTTTTGTCCATCAAGCGCGTCATCTCACGCTCGTTCATTGCCGTCGACTCCGTGCTGCTGCGCCGATCCATCCCCTTGTTCATAAATTTGAACGCTAAGACCATCGGCAACTCGAAGTACATCCACTGAATGATCGCTGGCTGAATGTAGGTCTGCATCAGCGTGGTGTTGTTAGCCGACAAAGTGCCAGCAATGACCTGCGTCACGAGTTCCGCGTATAGCGCCGATCCCACCGCTGGCTGAATGTGCATCTCCTGCACCTTTACAATGGTTGGACGTAGCTGCGTGTAGCTTACGTTTTCGCTTATGACCGAATTTTCGATCAGCGTATTTTCCGAAATAAATAGTGCCTTGCTCATTCGACTATACGTTCAACTTGTGTACCTTTTTTGATCACCAACTGCTGCACCCACATATGCCGGCAACTTGGCCGGTGCCTGCCATCTTCAAGCGTCAGCCATCCGCCTCTGCGCTCCCAGACGCTGTAACCCATGAGCGCCGTTAGCTGATTAATGTCGTCGCGTGTGTATAGGCGTGCGCTGCTCAAGTCCATCATTACCTGGCAGAACTTGCGGCTCTTATCGTAGCCGTCAGCCTTGCTCAACCCACGATATTCAGGCCTCCAGTCGTACCGGTAGCGCACCTCGACAATCGGCTCTGGCACTTTCTCTTCCTTCGTCGCCTCACCGATGCCGCGCTTCAACGGATACTTGTTGACCTGCAACAGGTACTGGATGCGCTTGCGGATGCGCGCCTTGCTCACCCCGAACTCCTTGGCCATCTCTTCAACGGTTGCATCCTCGCGTTTGCGCCTGTATTTTACGATTTTGTCATCCAGCGCCTTGTCTTGATCCGAAATTGCAAACTGCATGAAGAACTCCGCCTCGCCGTATTCGTTGAAGTCCAGTTCGCGCTCTTGCAGTACCTCAAAGCTTTCACGCGCCTCGCCGAACTGCTGGCCAACCTGCGCCAGAAACTCCAGCTCATCAGCTTCATCCGTGAACGCCTGCTCTTTCACGCCCAATAGCTGGTCGACCTGTTCCGGGTTGAGGCCGAAGCCAGCCGTCAGCATCGTGCGCGCCTGTTCGAGCGTGACCTTACCCTGCGAGTAGTGGCGCACAATCCTCATCAGGTTTTGGTACTGCCTTCCTGAAAGCGTCTTGATAGCTTCATTTACGCCTGCGCTGGCTTCTACGGTCGTTTCACCTGCGTCGGGTGTTGGCGTGCCATTCGCCTCTGCAAGTGGCTCATAGCCTGCCTTTTCACGTAGTTCATCCTGCGTCAAAATCTGCATCAGCGCCTGCTCGGAAAGCTGCTCGGTGATCGGATCGAAAGGCTGCAGGTAGAGGCACTCGTAGCCGTTGAATGACGTTAAGTAGTTGATCATCCTCTCGACGATCAGAACGCGGTTCATGATGTACGTGTTTTTGAACAACTCAAATGCCTCCGACAATTCTTTTCTACCTCCCAACTGCCCCTCCGTTCTGATGCCGAACAGCATCGGCGAGGTGACGTTGTGCGCCACGAAAATCTCCTCCTGTATCTGCTTGTTCAGCAGGTCAAACTGTTTATCCAAGTCGCTCGGCGTTAGCGACTGTATGCTTGGTGCGTTTTCTTTTCCGGTCGAAAAGGTCAGCACAAAGCGCCCTGCGTTGTTCGCGCCGCTGAACTTATTGCGCATCTGCCGCTCAATCTCTTGCTTCTCCTCATCCGTCGGGATGCCGTCGGCAAAGTTGATCATCTGCCCACCCCAGAACTGGTTGCGGATGTTGCTGATATGGAACTTCGCAATCTCAACGTCGCACTCAATGTAAGCCAGTGCGCCTTGGTAGTTTGGCAATGGGTAGTGCTTGACGCCAGCTGCGTAATGCCTGTAATAAAATAGCTGCTTGCCGACGCGGTTATTCGGATCAAACTTGGGCATGCGCTCAACTTCCGCACCTTTCGGGTACTGGCGGATCATGCGTTCGTCATACCAATCGGCAATGAGAAACATCGTGTCATCGAGCGACACGCGCACTTTTTCAAATGGCACGTGTTCGATGAAGGCGATGCCGCCACCCCTATTCCACGTCACCGCCAGCGCAAATCCGTTGAACAGCTCGAGGTCTAAAACAAACTTTTGCGTCAGGTCGTTGAGGTCGTCATCTTCATTGACGTCAGCCATGAACGCCTCCGCCTTTGCCTGCTGCGCGACCGTGGTTTTATCCGCATCGACTGCCCAGCCTTTGCCGGCAATGTAGTTGCACTTGCCGTTGATAATCGCGTTGTGCTTGGCGCTTTTCTTGTAAATGTCGAGCAGGTAGTATGGGTAGTCGTTCATCTCCCCAAACGTGTACAGGTCGTTAGCCTTCGATTGTAACATCAAAGGGTAGCGATAGTCCGCCTGTGGGATGAAGCTGAAGTTTAGTTTAGTCATAAGAAACGTAGTCGATCGTGTTTGTTGTACTGGTGAAGCTGCCTTCGGTTGTTTCAATCATTGCCAGTCCTGTCTCAAGAACTCGGGGGTTCGTGGTTGGCAGCAGGAAGCGACGCATGGCGCGGACGTAGCGGTTAGAGGTATTGTCTTTGCTGTGAGTGCCTGTAACTCCGTTATTGAAGTTAATAGTGTAGGCTTCATCAGCATCGTATTCAAATGATGTCCAATAGGTGTGATTTGCGAAATTGCCTAATCCTGCGTTATGCAGCTTAACTCGCATCTCGCTCAATTCGCCCACTGATGGCAGGAACCAATCGCTAAATCCGTTCAGCACCAAGTCATTGGCAAGCCGTGCAGCGATGCCAGCAGTTGCGCAACCTGCCACGATTGCTGCGGTATTGGCAATGCCTTGACCTATCTGCCCAGACAAGCCTCCAATGAACGTCCCCTTACACCCCCAAGGCGCATTCGTAGATTGGTCTGATTCCGCCGTTATGTAGGCATAACCGCTGTCGGTAAATGTGTACAAGCCGCCCTGCACGAAGTCGCCAGCAGCGTAGCTGGCAGGGTTCTCGGTGACCTCGTAGCGATACTGCCCCTTCGTCAACGCGCCCAACGTAAACGCGAATTTGTCGTACCTGCTCTCGTAGCTGCTTAAATTGTCAACGGCGTTCAGGTAGATATCAGTGGCTTCCAGTGTCGCCAAGTTCGTCAGCCGCAACCGGTAGACCGTCGCACTGTTCGCGCGCTCCGTCCACGTCACCGCTATCGTGTTGCTTTGGCTGGCTTTCAGGTATAGCATGAAGTTCTTTAGTGTAAATATCCCTTGCCACGTTTTTGTACAAATTGAACCTGCGCCGCGTGATCTCATCAATGTCCAGCCGCTTCTGCATCTTAGCGGTCAGCCTGTCCGCCATCTCACGCACCATCGCTGGCTCGTTAATCATTGCCTTCATCGACTTGTACCACTTCTTCGGTTGCTTTTCGTCAACAAGCACGCCATCCCATCCGTCCGTGATGCAGTCAGCATACATGCAGACGTTGCTGGCGATTATCGCCTTGTTCATCCACGCAGCCTCCGTCACCTTCAACTCCGACTTGAGCCTGTTGAACTTATTGTCGCGAAGCGGCGCAAGCGCAACGTCAACGAAGTTGTAGCCGCCAACGTAGCTGTAAATGTCCGCCGCCTGTATCCGTCCGTAGTTGTTGTTCTTGCCCTTGTTGCTGAACACCTGCTCATATTGCTGATATATCGGGTTTCCTTCATTCCACCCGGCTAAGTACAGCATGTAGCGCCCTTCCAGCGTGTGATCGTCGCAGAGGCGCGACAGTGGCAGCTCAAGCAACGCCACGTCCTCGGTGTGCTGCGCCGCGCCAAAGTAGCCGAAGCGTAGGCGCTCGCTCTTGGTCGGTTGCGGCTTGAACTGGTCGTACAACAGGTGCGGCACGTTCTCGCATATGGTCACGTTGCGGTTGAGCTTCATGATCTCATCGCGCAGGTACGTCGTGGTCGTGATAATCGCATCCGCAAGCTTGACGTGTTCAGCGACAACGGCAGACATGTTGGTGTCGTGGTAGTGCTTGTAGAAGCTATGCCCAGTCCCTAAATACCAATAATCATCCATATCCAAGATAATCTTCGCACCGTACTGGCGCAGGATGTCGGCGACAGGCTTGACTGCCTCAATAGGTCCTGCAATCCAAGTGCGATTATACAAGAACAGGTCAATCGTCCGCAGTTCTTCGTCGCTCATGGTGCGCACGTCAGCGATGCTCACGAACTCGGCCTCGCTGCCAAACATCTCATGCACCCGGCTGCTTGGCATCTCCAAGCGATAGTAGCTGCACCCTGTGGGATGCTGGTTATAGACAATACATACACGCATAGAACAAAGTTAGCCCAAAAAAAAGAACCCTGCGCCACCAAACGCAGGGTTCACCAACCAACCAAAATCTATGCTAATATACGTTACGATCCGCCAGTAATCTGCGTTCCGCTGGTCAATGCGGAAATTATTGACGAAGAAACCTCGCTGCATGGCAACTCCTCCATGCCTGTGAACGTCATCTCATAGCCATTGCGGTCACCCATCGCCGTCCCTGTCTGCGCCGTGCCAGCCGTGACGTCCAATCCATTAGAGCGCCCAAGAAGCCAGTATTTGCCGTTCCTGTCGGTGACAATAGCCATGAGCCTATTCAACCCCAGCAGTCGCAGTTCATTGCGGACGTCCTGCGTCATGCGGTTAATAGGGAAAACCAACTCCTGTTGATAGAAAATCGTGCCATTTTCAGTCGAGGCGTTGACAGTTTCAGTGAACTGCCCCGCACCCTTCGGCACTTCGTACTTGTAGAATCCTGATGCAGGGAAAGTGCCAGTGACAACGCCCGATCCATTTACACCAATAGTGCCAGTGACGCTGTTGAAGGCGATGAGGCGAACTTCCGTAATGCCGCCCACGTTGTCGCGACATCCTAATTTATATCCAGTTGTTAAGGCGCAAGGCATATCTATGTTGTTTTTTGTTTTAGTTGTTTAGAAAAGAAAAGAAGCGGGGAGAGTTGCCCCTCCCCACGTCATCAGCCTGCAGGTGTAGTCGCGTTGGACGCTTTGTACAACACCATCTGCTCCGGGAAGGCGAACTGCACGCCGTACTTGAACGCCGCTTGGAAGCGCACTTGGTCATTGTCGTAAGATGCCCAAATGCGGAACTGATCTTCGTCGGAGAGCAAGTCCGTGCCGTAATACAAGTTCTCCAGCGAAGTAGCAACGATCCTGCGCGTGTTGTTCATGCCATTAACCGCAACGATCTTGAGGTTTGTGCCGGGGAAGAACATCTCGCCGTTGCCAAGCTGCCCAAGATCGCCCTGATACAGGTTCAACCCTACCAGCTTGTTAGCTAACAAACGATACACGTCCCATCCGCAAAAGGCAACAAGGTCAGGCTTGCTGACAATCGCAACAGGGATATTTTGATATACATTCTCAAAAGCGGACACAATAGTCGCATCACTGAACGCAGCACCAGCCAACGATGACACGATAGATGCTGATGCCGTCGTCTTCTCCATAAGGTGCAAAAGTCCTACGGTCTTGTTCAACGTAGCGTCACCGCTTATTGTAGCCGACCCTCCAGTCCATCCAGACGCGCCTGTCGCCGATGTCGACTGCCAAATAGCAGTTTCGATGTTAGCGGCGATCTTCTTCGCCTTCTGCGTTGCGAAAGCCTGCTCGAACGGAACGCCTTCGTAGTTGCTGCCTTGAGAAAGCTGTGTGGCAAGCCACTTGGTTTCCAACTCACGAGGACACAACTCCTCTTGCACCTTCACACGCGCAACGCTGATGACGCGCTGGCTGAACGTGGTTGTGCCGTTAGCGTTCCATGCGCACGCTGTGGCAGATTGAAACACGGCGTCGGTGTCCATAAGGTTCAACGCCTCTTGATTTTTCACGCCCACGCGCTTCTGCATGAGCGACTGCGTTTTCGCGTCGAAAACGGCAGTGGTCAACAACGGGAGCTTATTCTGCTCCACATAGTCGGTTAGTCCTCCAATTGAAAATGACATAGTTTATTTTTTAAGGGTTTTTAGGGTTTCATTCAATTCTGCAAGTCGACTGGCGCGGCTCATCTTCACGGATTCAACGACGGCGTCACTTGCTCTTTTCTTTGGCGCAGCAGTAGGCATCTGCGCCAATGCTGACAACGCCGTGTCAATGGTGCTGAACCTTGCGGCGTTAGCTTCAACCTCGCCGCCCATCTTCGCCATCATCTCCTCGACCTTGGCAGCCAAGGCAGCGATAGCCGCCTCCATAGCTTGCATCCGCTCTTCATGGGGATCGGCGGGTGCGCCTTCGCCTTCGGGTGTTACTTCAATCTCTACCTCTTGCGCCTCAACAGCTTCAGGTGCCGGTGCCGGTGCAGCGTCGCCGATCTCAACGATCTTGCCGCCCTCGGTAGTCACAACGCCGACTTCAGGGATGCTATGCGCGCCATCAGGTGCAGGCAGCAGTCCCTCTTCAGTCACGACGTAGACCAGCGTACCAACGGCTAACTCGCCATCGACGCGGATCATCGTGCCATCCTCCAACTTATAATCGCTGAACGCCAATGGCGCAGCGGCTGGTGCCGGCGCAGCGGAGAAGCTACGCAGCACGCGGGTTAACTCTGAAATTCGATCTGATAGGTTCATATAGTTAAATATCGTTTGGTTTGATAGTATGCAAAAAACTCTCAAAGGCTTGGGCAAACTCCGCCATCGCCACCTCTATCTCCGTATCCGTCGGCTGCATCCCGAAGTAGCCTTCAATGCTGAACCCGGTGAACTGGTCGCGATCCTCCCACACTTTGTCGTTCTCAACTTTGAACGATCCGAACCAACTGCCATCCTTCGCATCCTCGTAGCCGTTCGGTGGGTTGATGCCGCGCTCCCTGTCGATCAGGTAGCTCTCAAACATATAGACACCATCGATGGCGGTGCTGTGTTCAGCGTTCACGTTGTGCTGGTTGCCCTGCTTAAAATACCTCTGAACCATCTTGCGGATCGTTTCCTTTTGGAAGATCACGAAATACTCGCCACGCGTTTTGTCGCGGCGTATGATCGGCGTATCTGCCAACATCAACGGTCCTGTCAGCACGCGCTTTTCGCCTGTTTCGGTGAATCGCATCTTCTCCTTGCTGAACGCCTGAAATGGTCGCTCAATTGCAGGGGATTCAACGAGTGCGACGTAGCTGACGCCTTCGTCAACTTCGTCAATGGTCATCAGGTAAACTGGTAGTTCCATAGCCTTAAATATCATCAGTTCGCCAACTGTGCAAATTCGCTGATCCTACGCAAGCGCCCTGATACTGTGCGCACGTCGGATTCGACGACATACGCGCGCATACCTTGACCTTGCCCTGCGCCTGCGCCTTCATTCGGGTTGGTCAGTTGGCTATTCGGGTTCATCACTCCGCCTCCCGATGCGAAGCCTCCTGTCGTTGGAGGTGCTGATCCGCCGCCCCCTGTGCCAGCTGTGCCGCCTCCTCCTCCGCCGCCGCCGCCGCCAGTGATGCTCCCAACCTGCCCGATGCTCGTTGCCGCAATAGCGGCGATGCGTAGGCCAGCGTTAATCTTCGCCATCGTGCTAAGGCTTAATGCCTGCGTCACGCCAGCAGCACCAGCTGTCAAAGCGTTGGCAGGGTTCAGCGCTGCGTTGGCGTTGATACCTGCCAGTTCTTTCTGCAGGTTGATGACAACTTGCGCTATTGCCATGCCTTTCTCCAACGCCAGCGCCGCCAACATCACTGCCTTGCTCTTGCCTCCCAGTGATCGCATAATCTCAACGATGCTACTCGATGCTGCGCTGTAGAACTGAACACGCGCCTCATTGTACGCCTTCTCGCGCTGCAAGTCCTCTTGCCGTAGCTTTTCGCGCTCGGCGTATAGCTCATCTTCAATTTGTATCTGATAGTCCAACTGCGCCCTCTGCGCGTCTAACTCCGCCTGATCCGCTGCGTCCTGCTGCTCTTGAATCTTGGCCGTGCGTTCAGCGCGCAGTTGCGCCAGCAATAGGTTGGTAGCCTCCTCGTTGCCCTTGACCTTGGCAAGGCGCTCCTCATAGCTGGCGTCAATCTGCTCCAACTCGCGCTCGTTGGCAGATAGGCTATTCTCCAGCAACACCTGCCTGCTGTCGGCAATAATACCGTCAATTTCCTTCTGCTTTGCGGCGGCAGCTTCCCGCTCCTGCTCCTGTTTCCGCCTGCGCTCTTCAACGGCTTTCTCGCGCTCTTGCTGCCTCTTATCCGCATCTTTTGCGGCAGCGTCCTGCTTTTCTAACTCCGTCTTTTTAATATAGCTTTCATACTGCGCCCGCAAGAGGTTATGCTGATGGCGTGCCTCGGCCATCTCCTCTTCATTTTTCGCATTTTGCAACCGCTTCCTGCTGATCTCAAACTCCATCGCGAAGACCTCCGCCTCGGTAGCGCCGCGCTCCTTGGCGATTTCTGCGGCACGCTCCATCGACTGAATCTGACCGTCAAGGTTCTCCTTCACCTTAATGCCCAGAAATCCCTTGACCGCTGCCGTCAGTTTGTCGAAGTTGGCGATCAGCAAGCCAATGGCTACCACCGCCGCGCCGATGCCTGTCGCTATGAGCGCCAAGCGGAACGCCTTCATTGCCCCTGTGCTGGTGCCAACTGCCAGCGCATAGGCACGCTGCGCCGCCGCGTTCAGGTTGACCATCAGCGCAGAATCTTTATTCAGCGCGTTGGCGACAGCCGTTGCACCATTGACCAACGCCAGCGCCGCCTGCACCTTCATCATTGCCTTCTGCACGTCCTCACTCTCCTCGCCGAACAGCGCGGCTGCACCTTGCGCAACAGCGAAGCCGCCTGCGATGCCTTGAATTGCAGAGGTGAACGTGTCCAGCGTCCGCGTGTCCGATGCCAACGCCTTGACCTGTGCGCTTGTGTCACCGATAGCGTCCTTCAGCGATCCTGCCTCGGCAGCCATCCGCCGGAACTGGTCGGTGTTCTTCTGGCCCGCCGCTTCGAGGTCAAGCATCTGCTTCTGTAGGTCGCGGAGGCGTGCCTTTGCGGACTGCGTCGCTTTCTGGGTGTTGTCTTCAGCCTTAATATTGACGTTGACATCTTCATCTAATTCTGCTATCGCATCTTGCGCAACAGCGACGCCGCCGGCAACGTCTTGAAGTGATGATGTGAACTTGTCCAATGTCTGCGTGCCAGACGACAGCGCCTTCACCTGCGCGCTCGTGTCGCCAATAGCGCTTCTTAAAGATTCTGCCTCGTTAGACATACGCCGAAACTGATCCGTATTCTTCTGCCCAGCCGCTTCCAGATCAAGCATTTGCTGTTGCAATTCACGGAGGCGTGCCTTCGCCGATTGCGTCGCCTTCTGGGTGTCGTCTTCGGCTCTGACCTTGACGGTGATCTCTTTGTCTACTTCTGCCATTACTTGCCTTTTATTGGGTTGACGATTTGTGGGTAATACTCACCTTGCACCTCCGCGTTGAGGTTGTAGTTGCCGACAGGGTTGACCGACTGCGCGCTGAACTCTGCGAGGTTTAAGATGCGGCGCAGCGTCACCCGGCACATGACGTTCTGCCCGATCCTGTAATCTTTGATCTCAAGCAACCGCCACTTGATGCCGTGCCAGTAGATCGGGATGCGGAAGTCAAGCGTCGCGATGTCGGTGACCGTCAGCAGGAAGGTTGCCTCAACCTGCATCGCCTCCTTGCTTGCGATTTCTTCAATGTAGTTGCGCCAGTAGGTGTTGAATAGGTTATTGTTCGTATACGGCGTAAATCCTGCCTGACCATCCGGTAAGGCGAAGTAAAGCTGCCGCGGCATACCAAACGCCAAGTCCTGACTTGGGTTGTATGGGTTGTCAACGTGGCCGATATAGGGCAACGTGTCACCACTCACCCAGCTGCTTACCGTGGTCTTGAAGCCATCAATCCAAAGCCACGTTTCAACGCTGCCACTTGGCGACGGCTGCATCTTGACGTAGTTGTACTGCGCCAGCCTGTACCCTGTCTTCATCGTACGTATGCTGCCATCCGCTTCCACATCCCACGTCCTGCCCATGACGATGTTCGTGCGATACTGCGCAGGGATGACTGTCGCCGCCTTTGTTTCGATGACCTGCTCGCCACGTCCGTAGAAGTTGTTGGTGTCGTACTGCCTCGATCCATAGCCTGTCTGCCACGTGTTTCGGTACTGCTTGGAAAGCGCCTCGCCACCATCGCGGTAGGCAAAGGTGAAGCGCTTGCGTAATTCAGGATCGCCGCATATCATCGTCATCTCCGCATTTTCGTCGGACTTCTGCGACCAGTCAACGACGCTGCTTGAGTAGAAGGTAGTCCACGGCTCAATGTAGATGAGTGACGGATCTTGCGGCGACTGGTAGAAGTACAGGTTGAACATCTTCTGCAAGTCGGCGAGAAGGTCAATCTGCAAGGTATCGGCAGGTAGCGCCGTGCGCATGTCCATTGATTGGCCGACAACGGAGAAGCGCTCCAGTAGGTTGATCTGCAACGTGCCGGCGTCCATCGTTGAGCCTGCCGTGTCGCAGTCAATCGTTATCTTCAGCGTGCCAGCCGCCGGGAAGATGAGAGTCGCGTCAAGGGATAGAAGCCGCTCCGTAGTGCCAATCGTTTCAGTGACCTGAATGTTGTTGCCGTACTGATCCTTAAGCACGTTGCCTGCATTGTCCTTTGCTGATATGATAAACGTAGTCGGATCAGCGCCGCCAGTGAAAAGGCCTTCAAAGCGCAGTCGATATATGCCTATATATTGGCTGCTGCTGGTGTAAAGGCCAGTCGTAGTGTTGACCTTGCCGTCGCCGCCGTTGAAGAATGGATCGCCAGTTTCGTCAAAGATTATCGTCTTTTCTTCGGCCCCATCCCACGTCACTAACTCGCTGCCAACATAGCACTTATCCGAGGCGCTGACATACGCGAATGCGTCGCCCGCGTAAGGGATGACCATACGCTCAAACTCCGTGGTGTCAAAGAAAGCCGAGTGATAGCGATAGCCGTGCTGCGCGAAAATCAAGTCGACCATTTTCTTGACCCAAATATTCGGCCGCATCAATTCAATCGGGATGAGCCTGTCGAAGATTGGCGTGATTGAACTGAACAGCGGCGCAAGCGGCCCTAATGGGTTGCTAACGTCGTAGCAGTGGAAGTGGCCAGCCGCGTCAATAATGCCGTAGACATAACCACTCGCATCGCTGTAACTGTCATCCCAAGTGCCTGTGACCAGCGACACGCTGAAGGTGTGGTTCATGCCTGTCACTCCCACCGTGTCAACAAGCTTGACGTCAGCCATGTTGCTAAATAGCGCAACCTCCTCGCCGTAGATAGCCACCTCATAGGTCGCTTGGTTCTTCATGACCGTCATCGACAACAACTGCATAGTGCCAGCAAATACCTGAACGCCGTCACTCCACACCGCGCACTTGACCTGCTTGTTTGGCGTGAAGCCTCCGACGAAACTCTGCACGTTGTAGGCGTGGCGAAAGGCTGCGTCGTTGCCCTTCGTGGATGGCAACGCAATCGTCTTGCTGAACGCACCCTTGCGCTTGGTGACGTCAGCCAAGTCCTGAACGCTGAATGTGACCGCAATATCAGTGTCGCCCGAAACGTCAAGGTCAAAGCCTGTCGATGGCGCATCCGCGTCCGGGTAGCAGACGAATTTGACGTTACTCATAGCGCGGTGTTTTCATAGCCAACTTGAACGTCAACGCTGATCTGCTGCAACTTATCGACGACACGCTTGCGGACGTTGTAGGTGTCCGTCTTGACTACCACTGGAACGAGCTGCGTGCCAATCTGAATCCAGCACTCCGGTGAGTAGATCATCTCTTGAAGCCAGCTGAACTCCGCATCGGTGATCCAGTCGCTGTTCAGCGTGTAGGTGTCGCGGTACGTCACCGACCACTGCTTGTCATACACATCATCGCCGTAGACGCTGGCGTTGTAGCCGTAGGTCTTGCGATCCACATCGACGCGCTGCCTGTTCATACGTGTGAAGGTATAGCCATCAACGCCGCCGTACATGTTGCGGAAGAAAACACGCAGGTCGTTGTAGCGCTGGCAGTTATCAATGACGTAGGTGTATGCAGAAGTGCGGCTGAACGCGCTCGTATTGGTGCCTGCCGTGTTGAACGTCACCAAGACCGCAATCTTGCCGCCATTGGCCGGGAAGTTAACGCTACCAGCGCTGCCATCAGAACACTGCGACGAGGTTAGGTTATAAAGGCCATATGGCCCAGCGTTTATGATGTTGCTGATAGTCGACGTGCTGCCAGTTACGAGAAAGGCTGCACGCGGCGTGCCATCGTCGTAGCTGACGCGTAACGCTATGCCCGAAACGTTGGAAAGCACGCCGATGAAGTCGCTATCACCCGATCCAAGCGTTGAAGTCACTGGCCTGTTGCTGAACACCTTGATCGCTGGCGTGTCACCCGACACCGTCGCCGCTATGTACGCACTCGGCGAATAGGCCGCGTAGTCCTGCTGGCGAAACGCCGCCTGCCACGCGATCAGCGACGCTGATGCAGTGCCTCCTGTCGCCACCGTCGGAGGTGAGCCGAACTCCTCGCGGAAGGTCAGGTTGGTGTTGACTGCATAGCCGCCATCCTGCCAGCCGCTGGTCAGCTGCGGTATCTTCGGCGCAATAAGCGTTTCAACGACTTTGCTCACCCCGAAAAATCCGTTGTTCGTCGTCGGCAGTTTATCGCACTTCAAGCGCGCCGAGGAAAGCGACCCCGACACGTCGCAGACATAGCGGAAGTTGGCGGAGGCGGTGTTGTTGCTCGACACGACCACGACGTCGCTGTTGCCGACAGGAAGCAGAGATGGCAGCGCTGATATTATTGTTATGCTCATACGTTGATTGAAATTGATATTTCTTTGCCCACGACCTGCGCAATGCTACTCACCAGTTCGTCCATCTTCGCCTCGCTTAGTACCGGGTTGAGGAATGGCCGCCCCTTGATGCCTCGGCGCTTGATTGACTTGGCGATGTTGTAGGCCGCCGCGTCGATCTCATCAGCAGGGATGCCGAGGCCTTTGTCTATCGCCCACTTGCGGATGTCAGCAACGTCTTTTTCGCTTGGATTGATGCTACGGAAGCTGAACGGCGCGCCCCTGTTGACACGCACTCCATTCACGCCATACTCGACGAACTTCCAGTAGCTGGCCATCTCCATAGCGACCTGCGCGACCTTCTGCTCAACAGGCAACTCTGCGAAGCCTACGGACTGGCGTAGGTTAAGCGTAGCCTTGGCGTCAACGCGATCAATGCCCTCAACCGTCAGCTTGATAACATCCTGCATCCACCGAATTAGCGCCGCGTTCACGTTAGGAGATCGCGACAGGCTGAACTCCTTGGTGACGTCAGCGCCGACGCCCAGTACGTCGCCTTCTAATTTTGCGGAAAATTTCATGCAGGTAAATATCGCAGCGCGAAAATCTATGCACTACGGCATCGCCTTCATCAGCAACAGCGCGTTCATGAACTCCCGCGCCGGCATGTTGAACACCTGATCCATGCGCAGTGGATCTTTGCCGGCCATGCGATAGACCACACCCACCCAGCCGTAGTTGGGCTTCTTTACGCCTTGGCCGTTGTCGTCGTCGTCCCCTGCTCCGTCAAAGACTTCCGCATAATCGTCAACAAAGGCTCGGAAAGCTGCAAAAAAAAAGCGGCATAACCCCAAACGTCACCCATGTTCATCTGCAACATCGCCTCTGCGCGCTGCTTGTGCCCCTTGCCGTCGTATGCCTTCGGCCACCACTTCCACACCCTGCACTCGCGTGAAAGCGTCGCCAAGATTAGGTGTAAGTTGTCAATCACGCCCTGCTCGCTGCTCATATCGTAGGAGTACAACTCCACAAGCTGCCCTGCGCTGATTTCGTCAATGAACCACTCAAACTGATACCACTTTCCGGCGACCTTGGCGTGACGCTTGGCCGCCAGTGACGATAGCGATTTGCTGGCCGCGTTGATCTCACTGTACCGCTTGTTGACCTCCGCGATCGTCATCTTCTTGACCTGCTCAATCGGGATGCCGTCGAGAACGGCGATGACGCCGATCTTTTTGTCGCTGGTCGTGTAGATGCTGTTGGCCTCAATAGACACAATGCGCTGGAACTGGTCGACGGTGATTTTGTTGAGGATGCTCATGCTTTCAAAGCTTGGATGTATAATGCGTAAAGTTGCTTGCACACGCTTTCGGCGCGGTAGTCTGCAATGTCGCTAGGTACAGTCAGCATCTCGCGTTTTGTCACCGCCCCTTCAGCGTTAAAGTGATAGCTCATCACCGCCTTGCCGCACATCCACGCTTCAATCGTTGTCCTACCGATGTGCAGGCCACAGGCAAAGTGACAACCCTTGACCAGCGTTTCGATGTTCGACACCGCCTCGCAGTAGTGGACAGGATAGCGACTTTTTAAGTCTTCGAGGAAGTCGCCGTTATTGTAGCCTACCAAGACAAAAGGCCTGTCGTTATCCTTACACCACGCCGCCGCATCGTAAATCATAGCCTTGCGCATGTAATCAAGCGTTCCGGCCAGTAAAACGTAACCGCCATCCTGTATTCCGTCCGTATTAAATCGGGTATAATCGACAGGGTTGTAGATGACGTGTATCTTATTGAGAGGAACGCCATATCGCGCGTGTATTTCGTCTTTCTCATGCTGCGCTATGCTGATGTACCTCTTGATGCTTTCGTGCTTCACAGGTCGCTCTAAATCGAAATAGACGCTGTGTATCGTCGCAACCTTCGGCGTTTGTGGGAATAGCGCACACAAGTAATCAGTGACCTGCTTGTGCTGAACGTGAATGACGTTGTAGGCTTCGCGCCCTGTCAACTCTGCAAATGGTTTAATCAGCACCCCCGCCATCTGTGCCTCCGCAATCATCGGGTAGTCCATGTATGGTGACGTGACCGTGACCTTATGCCCCATCGCCTTCAATCCCTTGGCAACCTGCAAGACGTAAAGCTCCGACCCTGTGTACTGGCGGAAGAACAATGATGCGATTAGTATGTTCATGTCTTCTGTTTAATTGGTCGCGCTGGGTTGCCATACGCAAGAAAGCCGTCGGGAATGTCACGCGTCACCACACTGCCGGCGCCGATCAAAGCGTCAACGCCGATGCGCACTCCGCAGACAATCGTGCTGTTTGCCCCGACGCTGCATCCTTTGCAAAAGTAGGTAGATCGAAACCTGCCGTTGTTCTTCCAGTCGCCGTAGACGCTTGGGTAGTAGTCATTGGTAGTTACCACGTTTGGACCGATGAATACATCATTGCCAATGATGCATCCGTGGTAGATCAACGCGTGATTTTGGATTTTGACGTTGTTGCCAATTTGAACGCCAGTGTCAATGTGCGCGCCTTCGCCGATGACGCAGTTGTCGCCGATTTTAGCACCTGTGCGGATGTGAGCGAATGCCCATACTTTGACGTTTTCACCAAGTTCAACGCCATCTTCAATTATTGCGGTTGGATGTATCATACTACAAATTTACTACATGATCACATACCTGCCCCCTGCGTTGGCTGATAGCTTGTTGAGCGCGACGTAACGCACCGCGTCAATGGCGTGGTTGTACTTATCAATCGGCACTCCCAACGAGGCACCTGTCTTATCCGTGTCCCACGTGTAGTTCCTCAACTCCTTAATCAAGTTCGTCGATTCGCGCGTGACCAGTAGCGGCTGCCGCTTCAAGATGTCGATGCTGTTGCGGATGCTATCTGCGCCCTTCGTCGCCGGGTGTATATTGAAACCAAGGCGATGCACCTCTTCGATGCTCTTCGGCTCTGCACTGTCTGCGATGATCGGCCACGACCTGCCGATTCCCAGCTTGCGCAGGTGTTCAGCGATGTCTTGGTTCGTCAGGCCGTTTTGGTAGAGCAACTCATGCAGGAGGATAGCACTGCCTCGCTTGTAGACCGCCACGACCGCCGTGGGATCGTTCGTGTACCCCCAGTCCAAGCCGATGGCTACCAGCTTATCACCAGCAAAGTCGATGCCGTCCACCTGCTGCCAATCGTCGAAGACCACGCCCTGCAATGATCCGACTTCACCCAAGCCGTAGACCTTCCACCAGTTCGCCCAGTACGTCGATGTCGCCGCCTTGACCTGCGCCGCTTCGATGTCGTCGCGGATCGTAGCCGGAAGCGCCTCATTGTCGCGGTAGGTCAGCACAATCAACTCACTGTCTTGCTCTGCCAATACTTCGGTATGCGCCCAGAACTCCGACACAGGGTTGAAGTCGATGTAGATGGCTTCGCTCGTTCTGATGGCCAGCTGATGGTACGCCTCGAAGTCGATGTTGTTGGCCTCATTGATGTATAGCACCTGCCGCCGTGCGCCGCGTAGCTTCGCCTCTTGATCTGCACTGAAGAACTCAATCGTGCTGCCGTTGGCAAAGGTGTATGTCAGCAGCGTCTTGTTCCAGCCTTCATCACGCCAGCGGTTCGTCCACTGCATGACCTTGCCAAAGTCCTTCATCGCGCCACGGCGTAGATGCGGTATGGATTCAGATACGACGCTGATCTCGGTCTTAGCCTTGGCAGCTATGTGGATCAGGACTGCGAGTATTGCGTATGTTTTTCCTCCCCCGCTCGTTAAAGCGGGGGCAAGTATCCAGCGGATGTCCCGCCCTGAATTACCTTCTTTCGGGCAGTCATCCGCCGTATTCGGCTGATTGCTGTTGTGTACTTAAAGTCCAACGGCTTCGGTGATTGCGTCAGTCATTGGTGACGTTGTTGATGCGTGCCTGTGCTATTGCTACATATTCGGCCTCGCGTTCAATCCCGATAAATCCAAAGCCTTCGAGTGCCGCCGCTTTGCCTGTGCTTCCTGAACCCATGAACGGATCGAGGACTACTCCGTTGGGAGGTGTCACGAGGCGGCAGAGGTAGCGCATGAGGTCGGTAGGCTTGACTGTTGGGTGGTGGTTATTCTCCCCCCTATCCGCTTTGCTCGCCTTTGCGCAGTAGAAGAAGCGTGCCGAATCTTTCAGCAGGTCTGTGGCCTCCTCGCTGCCATCGTGAATGAAGTTGGCAGGCCAGCGGCCTTGAGTTGCCGCCATCGGCTCGGTCAAATTGTTGGCAAGGCTATCGCGTCCATGCCATGCGGTACCGCCACGGCCATTTGGGTAAGACCATCCGGCGTTATCGCCCACCCTTCCTCCATCCACGTTGATAGCCCCTGTGCCGTATTGCAGCACGTTCTCCGCAACAGTGCCAATCAGCGGCTTGCGTGCTACGGTGATAGGCTCAAGGGCAGGCTTGAGCGCAGTTCCCCAGCCTTGCCATTGCTTCGCTTCGGGGGTGGCGGGGGTGGTGATTTGCATAACCCCGCCACGCTCTATGTCGCCACCAAAACAATTATTTCCTTCGTACCCAAAACTTTGTAGTTTTTTTACTTGTCCAACCACCTCCCGCTCCGCACCCGCCGCCTTATCAATCGCCTTGCTCACATCCAGCGACTTCGGGAATCCGCTGCCATACACCCACGCAATCATGTCGCGGATCTCGAAGCCTGCATCCTCAATCCTTACCGCCATTCTATGCTGTGTCCTCGTTCCGGCGAAGGCCAGCAGATGCCCACCGGGTTTCAACACCCGAATGCACTCCGCCCACACCTCAACGCCCGGCACGTCGTAGTCCCACTTCTTGCCCATGAATGACAGGCCATACGGCGGATCAGTGACGACAGCGTCAACGCTGCAATCAGGCATAGACCGCAAGACCTCAAGGCAGTCGCCGTGTATTAGTTCAGTCATTGAATAGCGGCTGCTCGATTTTGACTTCGTTGTGGGTTTTCTCCGCTAAGCCGTTAAGGCGCTGCGTGATGCTCGTGTTGTAGATGCCGCACATACCGCCCCTGATCTGGTCAGCGCGGATCGTGGTCTTGATGCGCGTACAGACATCCACATAACGGTCGTATCTCCCATCGGGATTTGTGAAGTATTGATCGATGCTTTTTCCAATGCCCTGCTCATAGCAGTAGACCTGAAAGCCCTCAAACGTCAGCGGGTTTTCGCGCTCACGATGCACCTTGTCAGCTTTAACGCCAACATAGTCCTCAACAAGCACAGGCGTTGCCTTCGCTTTCTTGCAATAGTCGGAAAACGCATCCCACATTGCCTCTGGTGTTTCAAAGTTCAACGGCTTTGCCATTATGCCTCCATGTTTGTGACGATGTCAATAATCTTTTCTATGACAGCGACCTTCGCGTGCATCGCATTTGGTGCTGTGCTTTCTTCCAGTGAGTCCAACACGTTTGATAGGTTTGTCAACAGGTGTCCGCGATCCTGCCAGTCGAGTGCGCGCGCTTCCTGTTCGATTGTGATGTCGGGTTGTGTCTGCATGTCAATCTTCGTTTAGTTCGCCTAATTCTCGCAGCTTGTTCCTGCTCCAGCCAAGCGCAGCCTTGCCGCCCCAAAGCAGGTAGCTGATGTATCCACAGTCGCTCGTTGAGTCTGCGTTGTCGTAGTACGTTTCCGCCCTCGACAGGTAACTGTGCATCCGCTTTATTGTTTCAACGCTGATGCCCTCGCCCTTGGCCAGTTGCTGCGCCCTGACCTTGCCTGTCTGCGTTGCGCACTTGTTGCCGTTGCGCTCGTTCAGCTCAATGCCGCGCTTGGCGTTGTTGCGCACCCCCTCGCCGTAGTCCGCGTAGGTGTCAGCAAAGGCGCTGCGGTCTGCCTCCCATTGCCTCGCGCAGACGAGGTAGCGCTGCTGCTGGCTTGGGAACTCGCTGGCAGTTTTGTCATCGCCCATGCATCGCTGGATGAAGTCGGTCTTGCTTTCTGATTCGCGTGGTGTAGGTAGTGGCATATTGATAAATATCATTCAGTCGATAATCGTGCGCGTGCGTCCATTGCGTCTGCCATCATCTCCTGCAGCCGCGAAACGGCGCATGATCCACACCACCAGTTCGTCCGTCCGTAGCCGTTGGCGTTGGCGACGTTCTCCAACATCGACACCTCGCCCGGTGATAGCGACATGGTCTGCGACGCATAGTAGTTGTCCAGTTTGTGCTTCACCGAAAGCACCTGCATAGCTTCGTCAAGTGTCATTTTTCGGAAAGTTTAATGGTCAGCACCGTCAACCCGGCAGCGCTTAATCCGACAGGTATGGCAAGCAGCCAAGGGAGGCTGGAGGCTGCGATGGTCAGCACCACCCCCCACCAAAAGGCGAGGCAGGTCAGGCAGGTCAGCGGCTTGCATTTCGCATAGCGGTAGTACCACGATGGCAGGACGTTATAGCGGTTCATCGCCAAGGAAGTCATAGTGGCCAAAAGCAAGATAGTAATCAGATCCAAGTTCATGTTTTAGTCGTTGTTTGCAGTTGTTGATGGTGTACGAAATTGATCGCCAAGGTATCTTGGTGTGGCGCTCGATGAGTTTCTTGTTGCCCAGTTCAAGCCACAGGAGGAATAGCTGTTTGTCGTATGGGTAGGCACCGGCTTTCGCCCAGCTATCCATGACTTCGAGCGCCCGGTTAAATATCGCATCAGGCCTTGCGTCATACGGCTCATCAGCTGCCTCCAGCTGCTGATCGGCGATTTCTTCACGCAGTTCATTGTGTCTGAAGTCGCGTTGAAATTTAGAGTTGCGACTTCGGTATAGGTTGATCGCCATTCGCACGATGTAGAAGTTGAGGTAGCCTCCAGCGTGCATGGCTTCGATCTTATCGGCTGGCTTTTCATATAATCGGATGACGAGTTCATGTTCGAGGTCAGGCGCAAGGTCATGCGTAGCAAGCTGCCTCGCTATCTGCCGCAGCTTGCCGCTGGTGTACAGCGTTAGTATGATCGTGCGTGCCTCCACATTGGTCGCAAATATACATAGTATCTTTTGGTCTGATGTTGTGTGGTTCGTAGCGCTTAATTTCTTTGAGCCAAGTGTACTTGTTCATGGTTACTTGCAGGATGTAGATGACCTCCAAGCCGTGGTGTACTGTCGAATAATGGCGACGCATCAGCTTGGCTATCTCCATCAGCGTCATCTGCATCTTACTGCGCATCAAGTGCATGAGGCAGTATCGCGCTTCGGCGACTTCGCGGTGACGGTCTTGGCTCTGCATTTGACGTAGGCCAACGCCGGTGCGCTTGGTTACCTGTTCGGCGTAGTAGTAGAACTCCCTTTGTCTGTTCATTGGTTGGTGGTTGGTTTGTTGATTGCTTTGAGAAAATCATCCAGTGATCGGACGATGAAGTATTTGTAGCCGGCCGATTCAATCTGCATCTGCCAAATCTTCTGCGCCACGTTTTGCCGCCCTGTTTCGGTCTTAAACTCCAGCGCTATCAATCCTGTTGGCGACAGGTATAGCATATCCGCTACACCAGCGACGACACCCATGCCCTTCATCACTGCGCCTTGATAGCTGTTGTTGCTGTTGTTGTTCACTGCAAAGAGTAATCCGCGCTCTGCTTGGTAGTTGTTCCAGTGATAGACGAAGCACTGGGATTGAAGTCTGAATTCTGAAGACATGTGAATAGTGGTTGGCCGTGATCGTTTTTTAGTTCCTTCAAAAAGAAAAAGTACCCCATGCGGTATCCGCACAAATTTAGCAATTTTTTGGCGGTCTGTTTGTCCTTAATGATGTTGTGCAACACCCAATGCAGCTTGATTTTCTTTAGCTTAATCAATGCCGCCACCTCTTCCAATGTTGCCTGTTTTGCCATGTTGCGGTAGTCGATTGGTGTGTAGCTTCCGTTGATCTGCAATATGACTTCCTCACCCATCTCCCCGACTTTGACTGGCGCTACGTAGCCGCACGCAGGACATTCAGCCAGTGCGGATAGCATCATATACCCGCACTTCCGGCAGTTCTTCTGCGGCGCTACGCCTTTGCTTTTCTTGGCTTTTTTCTCCAGCTTCCAAACGCGGTCAAACTCCCACGCCTTGTGCTGCTCCCTGTTGTTGCCGAAGTCAAGTATGGTGAACTCCTTCTTGGTCGGCGTCACCCGGCTGCCCCTGCCGCACATCTGAAGATACAGCGGCAGTGACTTTGTCGCACGATAGAGGATTACGACTTCGACGTTTGGATCGTCAAAGCCAGTGGTTAAGATGCCGCAGTTGCACAGGATGCCGTTTGTACTGGCTTTGAACCACGCCAACACCTCCTGTCGTTCATCAGGCTTCATCGTGCTATCGAGGTGCCTCGCTGGCAGTCCTGCGCTTTGCAGTTCGTCGCATAGCTCTTTGCTCGACGCAATGCTTGGTGCAAATGCCAGCGCCTTCTTTCCAGTGCAGTAAAGGAGGTAGTTCGTTATCACTCCGCGAAAGACCTTCTGCTTGCTGTACGCCGCCCCCAGTTGCGCCGCGTCGTAGTCGCCGTTGTAGGTTCGCACTCCTGTCAGGTCAACTGGCACGCTGTACGTCGTTGGCGTGGCGAGGTAGCCGTCGTCTATCAACTCGCGTATTGTGACAGGATCGACGATTTTCGTGTAAAATTCCTTGAGCGCCTTTTGGTTGCCTTCGCGATGCGGCGTTGCTGTCGCGCCTATGACCGTTGCCTTTTCCGGTATGTAGGTGAAGAGTTTGTCAAAGCTGCCTTTGTGCGCTTCGTCGATGATTACGAGGTCGATGTCCTGCATCATCTTTTCGTATTCTGACTTTGCCATTCGGCGGTTCAGCGATTCAATCATCGCTATGTAGCAGGTTGAAGGCTGCAACTTTGCGTTGCCCTGCCTGATGGCGACAGGTGAAACGTCGAAGCGTGTCAGTGCGCCGTCGGTTTGCGTCAGCAGTTCGACGCGGTCAGTAACGATCAGCACCTTCTTTTTTTTGCTTAGCGCAGATTGCACCATAGCGCTGAACATGACGGTCTTGCCGGCACCTGTTGGCGCGCAGAGGATCACGCGCCTGTTGCCTTCCCCAATGGCAACGCGCAGTTGCTCAATGGCCTTTTGCTGATATGGTCGGAGTGTAGTCACTTGTAGTCGGTTTGTAGTAGGTTTTTTGCGAGATAAGTTACTACAAAAAAACGGCCTTTGCAATATCGTGGAGGGCGTTTTTTGCATTTGTAGTAAGTGTAGTAAGACTTTTTTAATAAAAAGAGTATGTATTATATGATGACGATATGAATAAGATTCACGCACATATAGGGTTTCAAAAGTGCGTTTGTAGTAACTACATCTTACTACAAAATTGGGGGAATGTACGTTTCCAAGTCGCTGGGGCATATTTGCCATTTTTTGATTGGGCACTTGCCTGCCTCCTCCCTTCGACTTTGCTGAATGTATCCGAGTGCTTTCAGCTGCTGACCCAGCTTGTGGAGGCTCAACGACTGCCGTGAGTTCATGTCGATATAGACTTTTATCTCGCTGGTGGTCATCCACTTTTGCACGTTTGTACTTGGCGGCTTGAAGTATTTGACGATCAACTCGCGCTCCAAACTTGGCTGCTCGTTGTCCATCGTGTTGTTGTTGAGGTACGCCGTGTCTTGCTGATCCAAATACCATGCCTTCGGGTTCGCCTTCCATTCGTTGTACAGCTCTATCCACAGGTCTACTTTGTCGATGGCTTCGTAGCTATCCCAGTCAATGCTGACCACGTCAATCGGCACGATGCGTCTATTGCCGGTCGGATCGTTTATGATTTCGGCCTCGTTTGATGTGCCGCATAACACTGCTACGCGCCGCAGTTCTTCATGCACTTTGCCGTACGGCTTTCGTATTGTGAACGTCTGGCGGCTGGAAAGTTCTTTGAGCTTCTTGGCCTCCTGTTTGCTTTTGCCTCCAAATTCATCGTCGCACAGTATTATCTTTTTACACATCAGGATTTCGTCATCCTTACCGGCATCGAGTTTTGATTCGCCGTAATACGAGCGCAGTTCTTCGGGTAGCAGGTATCGGAAGAAATTGGTCTTGCCGATGCCTTGCGCTCCTGTCAGCACAAGGCAGATTACGGAGTAGTCGTAGTGCATGGATGCGACTACGCCATGAAGCCATTTTTTAAGGAAATTAGC